GTGTCTTTCGCGCTCCTCTGCCGACATTTGTATCCTCAATGTGTTGATCTAGTGTCTTATCGAGATCGCTTCCACTCTCTGGTCCGCCATCTGTACCGAGATCGGGTAAGTCTTTGAAGTCGTCACTGTCTGCATCAGCCATCTTATTCTCCGCGCGTGTTTATGTGTGTGTTCCAGGGGCACCGTTAGCTTTCCTCTGCAATGCCATCTTGGCTTGCATTGGAGTGACAGTTGCGCCGTGTGCCTTCGCGCGCGCCTGCACTTCTTTGATCATTTCGCCACCGTTTGGAGGTTGCATTGCAGGATCTTGAGGTGGCTCACCTTCTGCTTGTTCCTCTTGTGGTCCACCTTGCTGCGGACCGCCTTGCTGTGCAGACATCATCATAGTCTTCAGCAACATATCCCAATCTTGACGTGTGATTGTCATGCCATCGAATGCTTTCTGCATGTTCTTGATAGCGAGTACGCCTGCATACGGAAGTCCACTGAACTGTCCCATAATCTGCCCAACTTGTAGTGCTTCTGCCTTCTTCGCTGCGGATGTTGGCTTCTGTGTGCTGCCACCGATGCACTTACACACAAACATCTCACGAATTTGCTCAGGAGGCAGGTTTGTCATGGCAGTGAGCGGAGATTTGTTTGGATCATCTCCAGCAATCTTGACAATCTGCGCCATATCCATGAATTGTAGACACATGAACACGACAGCCCACACCACTTCACCTACGAAGTCCTCGACTGCATCACGCTTCTCATCAAGTCGTGTGTTACTACTACTGTTGTAGTAGTCAATAGCCTTGTTCGTCGTGTTTGTCTTGAATTGCTCGCCTCTCATAGCATCGCCGACGCCGCTTACTTGATTAATTGACTGCATGATGGGAGCTTTGTCCCATAAGTGCTGATACTGCAACGTAGGCATGGGCGGACCCATGATCATTTTCGTCAAGTCCTTACCTTGCGGTACGCGAATGCCGAGCAACATGCGGTCCGTAGATAGCATCAACTTCTCGACCTTCTCTTGATCAAGGTCTGAGTCGAAGATCACGCGATCACGCAACGCAGTGCGCGCACGGTTCATCTCATCTGTGATCGTGTTGATGTCGTCTTGCTGATCTAGGTAGTGAGAGACCTCTCCCTTGGTACGATTGAGTTTGGGATCGGTGTGGTACTGTAGCTTGAATAGGGGAAAGAAGGTAGGCAGGTGATAAGGGTCATCAAAGCACCAGATCGGCCACGTCCAATCGTTATCTGCGTATAAGTAAAAACGCCGTTTAACTTTATCGAAGCAGTACCAACACTTTGTATACTTAGCGCGGTCATAAGCTTGTCTATCATTGTATCCGTAAATCTCTGGGTTATCTTTCCCTTCACTAAATATGTGGAACGAATCAATCTCAGCTTGTACCGCGTTAACATCAGAGCCACCCTTCCCGCGTGCATCTACAATATGCGTCGCCTTGTATGCGCTTACATAGTTACCCTGCGCATCCTTCGGTCTATAGCGTGCATTGAGATAGTTCGTGTTGAAGTTCACGGCTGCCATCATCCAGTTGGCATCCATGTGATCATCTTCAACGCTGCTATCATCAACTAGTACTTGATCACCACGCAGCAACTTCACGAACGGGCCGGACGGATCAAGCAAGTCACACGACTCCTCCAATGCCATTAACTGCCCTTCAAGTGTTGCTATCTCTTTGACATTCTCTGCAGCAATGAGCTTCTTGCCGATCTCTTGTATGTCAGCTTGTGCCTGCTCTGCACTCACATCCTTCTGTGTGTATCCGCACATGAGCCAAGATTCGTTAGTCACTTCCGTGCGCATGATGCATTTGCGCGCTTTCGGCTTTAGGTTGATACCCGGTGCATCCTTGCGGTGAATCAAGTTATTCGCGAAGTGCTTAAGACTCACACCGACTCCCGCTTCATCCATAGCGGTGTCATTCATCGTGATTTCTACTTCAGGATTCTTCGCATAGATGCTAGGTATGACCGCATTGACGGTGGCGTATACTTGGTTATCCGTGGAAGAGAACTTTCGATTGCGGTTCTTAGAAGTAACGTCGTTGCCCTTGTACGTTCCTCCTGTGTCGCGCCGATGGTCATCTTGCGCATTGCTGTAGTACGCCTCTGCTTCTTGCCATGCAGACATGAGCCACGACATGCGCTTCGTGCCGCCATCTTTGCGTCCCTTCCACGTGCCGCCTTCGTACTTGGATACCGGCACCTTTGTAGTTGCGTCAAGTTTGTATACTGGCCCCTGCTGCGGTTGCGCACCTGCCATTGCATCTTGCTGATCTTGCGTGCTCGTCTCAGCAATTGTCTTGTCAATGTTGCTCTGTAGATCTTTAGCCATTGTTGTACCTCGGAGCCTTACCCTTATCTTGCGTATCTGGCATCTCGTGGAACATGAATAGCCCAGGATTCAGCAACTTGCTCACTGGACGGCGTATCATGCCCAACACTTGTGCCTGATGCGTGAACATGTACTTCAATGTATCCATGCTGTGATCGTTCTTATCAATCGGCTTATCTACATTCTGCCCTACTGTATTCTTGTTCCAGTAGTAGTCGGCGATTTCGTTCTGTACGAATTCCAGTTCGTTACTGAAGAACAGTCTCGGTGCACCGATGTTCTCAGTGATTGGATGGACGTGCATCTTGTCAATCGCCATGTACGTCGAGACCTTCTCGATTCCACTAGCGATGCCGTTGTTACCCGGCTGCATGCTAATCCGCTCATCGGCGAACAGTTCTGCGATCGTCTTGCCAATCTCTTTAGCCGTTGCATTGCGGCCCTTGAAGATAGACGGATCAGCATAGATACTCTCCGCTGGAATCACCTTCCACATATCACGTATCTTCTTAATCTTCTCAGCTTGCCATTCTACTGATTTCATTGCTTCGTAGAATCCATCAACGACAATGACGTTGTGGTCTTTATCAACGAACGCGAGCAAGTAGCACGCCGGCGAAGCTTGTCCGTAGTCGTATCCTTCAATGATGCCGAGCGTTCCATTAACAAGCCCACGGGCAACGTACTCCCTGATATCATCACTGCGGATGAGATGAGTAGCGTCGTTGTAGTCAGGATAGATGAGTCCTTCGTACGCATCCCAATCACCTTCAACAAACCGCTTCCGCATTACTCCGCGAAAGACTGTCTCCATGCGTCGTTCGTACTTCTCACCTACATTACGCTTGTTCGCACGTGTCGGTGCGTTGAACACAGAGAGGATCGGCCTACGTGCATCCTTATCATACAGCAACTTACTTGTGATGAATCCAGTCTTCTTATACGTGAAGTACGGCGACACTATCTCTCTGAACAACCAGTTGCGTGTGGGATTTGCGGTGAAATCAAGCATCTGAGGACCCACCGCAGGCCACGTGGGGTCGCTGCCAATGTATCTAGCAGTTCCTCGTAATCGCCCAATGAGATCCTCAAAGTCCTTATATCCGAACTCGGGGTCGTCGAATTGATCGATGAAGATGTGATCGTATGTTGCAGAGAGAAGGTTGGATTGTTCTTCACCTTTTCCCTTTCCTTCCAATCGGACATGTCGGAATTCAATTGCACTGTTCGTCTTCTTCAGTATGAGATCGTTGCGCCTCTCACTCGGCCAACGTGCTACCCAGTCCTCCGGTATCCACTTCAGCATCTCTTTCTTCGTGCTGTCTTCTAACTTAGGACGTGTGGCACGGCCGACAAGTACTCGCGCGTTCTCATACGTACTAGCAACTGTAATAGCACGTATGCATCCTGCCGCAGTCTTGCCATTACCGTACCCGCCCGTGTATGCATTGATATCATTCCGTGAATGGAAGAAATCAAACTGCCACGGGTTCTCTTTCTGATCGAGATCGAATACCTTGATCGCCACTTATGGCACCGTCCAACCTGCAATGCGCCAGTTTGTACCGTCGCTCTGCACACGTGTGCGAACTGTGCCTCCACCGGTTGCAACACCACCGCTGCCGATTGCAGGATTGATCGTTGCATCACTTACCCATAACTCTTCCCCCTGCAATGTAGAAGCAGCAGGAAGAGACGTAACTGTATAGTATGTTTGAGTGAACGCACCAACTACGGTATGCGGATCAGGCATTACTTAACTCCTATTGTAATCTCGTCTGCTTCATCTTCTCTACGTGTGATGCGAATCTGTAGCCCGCTCAACTTGCTCTCATTGCCTTGCTCAGTACTGATACCGCTAAGTTTAAGTACTTCTCGCGATGCACTCAATGATATCAGCGGATCATCTGAGTCAACCGCTTCCACCATCCTGTTCGCTGCGTTAGTACTTGCTTTTGCAATGACGTGCTTTGCTTCTCTTCTTGCATCATCGAATACCGTTCTATCGAAGAGGGCGACCAATTGTCCATAGAGTTCAGACTGTTTAATGGTTGCAATCTGCGCTTCCGTAGCTTGTAGAGCAGTGGCGATTGCTTCGTCATCGAGTCCTACGCATGTGTAGAAGATCACTGCCGTGACGGGATTCATCTTCTGTGGAATGTCAGGTAGATCGCCCAACTTGCGATGCATCTTCTCTAGCGTGCGTGATGCAGCACGGCCACTCTGTATCTCACGTGAGAATGACACAGCATTAGAAGGTACGTCCGTGATGACTCTGCCATCACGAAGTACCTTCTTACCATCTGCTAGTATGAGTGCGACGTTACTTTCGTCCAACTGCGCGCTTGGCTGCATTGACTGTACTCTGTGCTCTACGTTGCGCTGCTTGCTTCTCTAGATCTTTCTGCATCTGTCGCGTGATATCTTCGTTCTCTTGATCAACGCTCTGCTGTACTTGTGCACGTTGCTGGGTGCGTCCTGCTGCATTGCGTTGATCGATGAGTTCCTTCTCCGCACCGAGTGCTTCTACATTCGGATTCGGTCGCTGATCAGTGATTCGGAGATCAGGTGCGGGAAGCTGCTGCATTGGGGCAGGTAATGCAAGCATGAGACTGCGCCCGCCTCCACCACCATTGCGCGCTCCTGCAAGTGCGCCGCCGCTAGATGCACCGAGCAGTGTGAGCAACCACTTACCGAATCCACCAGTATCAGCTTGATTCTCTGGACCGAACTGCTCTCCTGTACCTTCTCCGTACTGAGTAGCGCGCTTATCTCCAGTAGCACTCGGCTGCGCTGGTCTATT